AAGCTCTGGTTCTGCATCAGTATCAGGCGACTCAAACTCTTCACGAACAGAGTCTTCAGTAACCGGCGCAATGGATTCAGCTTCTTCTTCAGAGAACTCAATGTAAGTAGGTTCTTCCTGAACCTCTTCTTCAACACGCTTGTGTTCGGGAAGCGCAGCCTTGTTTATGTTGTCATCGTCAAGCTTTGATAAAGCTTCAGTCAATGTTTCTTCCGACATGTCATTTCACCTATGCAGACTTAATATCGTCTGGGTTAAGAATGGTTCCAATCACTTCATCGTCATTAATGATTCGCACTTCATGGTCATCCTCAAGGGAGAACCTAGCACCGGCATAACGACCAATAAGCACCCAATCACCCACTTCACACCATGGGTCATCACCAAACTTCTCGTAGTCCTGATAGGCAAGCGGGCCCATTTTCATGACATAACAAACAGAAGTGGCAAGGTTTTCCTTGTCGAGCGTTGATTGGATTAACTGTATACCGCCTTCTGTCATGCCCTTTCCTTTGTAAGGAAGTACTAACAAACGATAGCCAGTTGGGGTTGGCATTCTTTCAACCAAAGACTTGTCTAGCACAGACGGGTCTAAGACCCGATTTTCTTCATTCACATATGCATCCGTAACGGACGGTTTTGATGCGATGGAATCTAATAATAGATCACTCATCGAGGGGATCTCCTTCAATATGCAACGCTTCTTTCAGTTCATCACGAAGGGTGCGAAGCATTGATAACTCACCCATCGCAAATTTGTAGTCCTCCATATCCTTGATATTACCAGAGGTTATATAATCAACATGAGACTGCTCATATTGATCTAGTTTTTTGTAGATGTAGGCCGCGAGAGATAGTGAATCCATTTATCTAACGTAGGACCCCATCGGATTTTCAAAAACATTGAAATCAACTCCAGGCGTATTGCCCGGAATGGCGCCTGGGATGTTAGAAGACATTACAGGCTGTGCATTAGGCTGCGGCGCTGGTTGATTAGCCTCAGGCCGTGGCACTGTTTCATAAATAGGATCAGGCTTTGGAATATACGTTGGGAAGAAGTCAGTTGGCATAGGTTGCGACTGAGCCATTCCTGCGTAAGGCGCTAAAGCCTGCATAGGTGCTTGCTGACCATACCCGCCAAAAACGCTACCAACTGGTGGTTCTGGTCGTTGTGGCATCACCATCATGCCAATGCCATTGCCTGCATCTACATTGGTTTCACCCGTGCCGCCTGCAAGAAATCTTGCTGCAAAGCCTGGGTCATACGACTGACCAACGATGTTGCTTGATATTAGTGAGTCAGGAGTGCCAAGTTTTGATGTTGGCGGAACATATCTGCCTTCAAACTTATCCGGCGTTTCTGTGGGAGGGGGCACAAATTCTGGTGGAGGAGAAGACTCTGTAGGAGCCGTAGTCGCAGGCGCGGTGATGTACATCGCCCTTGATGGCTTGCTTGCTTCCCACTGCTTTAAATTTTCTTTGTATTCCCTGTTCGCTTTTTGATAACTCTTACTTGCCGCACCCATACCTTTAGGCCGTCTGGGCTTTGTAGGCTTAGACTCCATCCAGTCAATATAGTCTGACTCGAAAGATACCCCGCCAGTCTGCTGTTGTGTGTCAGGCATTAATACTTCAGTCGCTATAGGCGCTGGAGGCATGGGCATTTCAACGGGTGCTTGCCCGCGATTGTACACATCGTCTGGTCGACGAGTGCCTCTTGATGGATCAAGAGTGCCTTCCATACGCATACGAATCCCATCGTCTGGGCGGCGTGGAGACGGAGATCTACCCTCGAACTCTTCTACACTGATAAACCTGTTGGGGTTAAGTGGTGGCGTCGGCAACGGGCGACCTAGCATGGGATTATTAAACTTATCAGGATCATCAATGTAATCTTGACGATTGGGCGAATAACCTCGAATGGGAAGCGCGCTCATTAGTAAATCCCGCTGAATTTCTTGCCGCGCAGTGCCGCACCACCGCCTCGAGACTCACCAGCGCCAAAGGGGGCGGGCTTGCCTGGGGTAGCAATGGTTTCAGCCTTCGCATAGTTAACGGTGCCCTGATCCTTAATAGATACCTTGCTATCGGTAACCTTGGGCTGAGGAAAACTTGTTTGACGCTTGATCATGACTTTTTACCTTTAGGTGCTGATTTGGGTGCGGCCTTAGCTTTAGGCGCGGCTTTCTTCTTGGGCGCGGCCTTTACTTTGGGTTCGACCATCGCCTCAACATTCGCTTCAGTTTCCGCAGAAACTTCTTCCACAACTGCCGGTTGGATGGGCTTTGGTTCTTCGCCATTCTTCAAAGCCTCAAATGCCTTGTTTGCGGCCTTCTGAACTTGGGCCATTTTCTGTCGTACTGAACTCATTGTAAATCTCTCTATCGATTACCGAAAAATTCTTTCGCCACGTTTTCTGCAGTTTTAGCCATTTGAGCAGATTTCTGCAAGTCGATTCTTTCCCTTGCAACACTATCTTTCATTTCAGCCAATTCGCGCTGTAAGTCCATGCGCTCATCAGCCATGTCGGCAGTGTTATCAATTCGCTCACTTTCCAGCTTAATTCTTCGATCAGCTTCCTCAGCTTTGCGCTGCAGATCCGCTTCTTTGATATCAAGCTCACGATCACGCAGATTAACCAGCGGGTCATCTTGTTGTGTCGGCGCAAGCTCTGGCGCCATAGCCTCAGTCAACTGCATAGAAATCTGTGCGACCTTGTCTTCCATGATCACCTGCATCTGCTGTTGCATCTGCTGCATTTGCATCTGAACCTGCTGCATCATCATCGGATCCATCTGAGCTTGCTGCTGAGTCTGCTGCATCTGTTGCTGCATCTGTTGAATCTCAGGGTCTTGCTGAGCCATCTCACGCGCTTTGAAATCAATGTGCTGATAAATGTGCGCTTGAATCATCGACATGCCCTGCTGTTGACCAGGAGGCGCTGCAGAAATAAGCGGTGTTTTTAATAACGCAATATGCGAATCAATGTGAGCATCGTGATCTTGTTCAGCAAACGCCTGTGCAGGCTGCATCTGCAAGAACCCAGAGTTCTCCATTGCTGGTGACACAGGTTGAGGCTGTGGTGGTGGTGGCAACAACTGCTCAATCTGCTGCACACCCATCGCCTCGTACATACGGCGATACGCCTCGTACATGCCTTGTGGCCCATGGATCTGCGGGTTCGACTGGACCATTTGCATCATCTCTTGAGCAAGCATAACGCGCTGGCTCATGGAGAATATGTTCGGGTCAGACACAGGAATGATGTCGATACGATCATCAAAGTCCTGTGCCAACAACTGCTGCTGCCCACTAGCGATCTGGTATGGATACGCCTTGATCGGTGACTCTTTGATCACTCGTGCAAGTATGTTGAACTCCACGCGCTGGCTGTAATGCATTCGCTTGTGTATCGCGCTCATCACTCGACTACCGCGCTCAAGCAACGCAATCGTTGTGCCTACAGGCGCCTCTTGATTGCCATCACCAATCTGCATGTCACCAACAGAAGCGAAACGACGGCCTGCTTCAACCAACATGCCCAGCAACTGCAACAGTGTGCCGCTTGGTTCTTTGAACGGCAGGGGCATCAACGCATCGCGCAATGACCCGCCAGGCGCATCCATGTCTCTGAACTCGCCAGGTTGCAATGGAACATCGTTGTCTCGTATACGAATGCCACGAGCCTTAAATCCTGCAGGCAAGTTCGCCAACGTACCGGCATCAATCAACTGACGCAGAATAGAAGTGGCCGCTTGAGACAAGCCACCAATCATGTGGGTTAGACCAAAACCGTAAAAACCAACACCTGGCAGAAACTTATAGTGAACAAAATAGTCAATGCGACGGCGCATAGCATCGTCTTGCTTGTAGTTCCTGCGAACAGAAAGGATAGTGCTCTGCTTCGGTAGTAACGTGACGATGTACGGTAGTTTGATGCCCGTTTCTTCGCCTTGAGCATCGACATCTTCAAACCCTGGAATGTCCAACTCAACATGAACCTCCATAACCTCGGCGTCGTAATCGTTTGAGCTACCAGATGGCTTAACGCCTTGTAGTTCATCAATCTCTTCCTCAATGTCACTAGCTGAATATGTCGAGTCATCAGACTCGCCACTGACCTTTGTCTTGCGATAAAAACCAGCCTGCTGAAGCTTGCGGACCTCGTTCATCGACATGTCAATTACATGCGTGATACGAACCGCATCATCAAGACTCGTGGTGCCATAAGGCACAATCAGCTTCTCAGACGGGATGAAACGCGATACAGGACGGCCTAGCGACTGATCAAAGTGAACCTTACGGAACGCACTGCCAGACAAAGGCAAATAGAAAAGTAGTTGGTCTGTCTCAGGATCGTATTCTTTCATCTCCTGAGTGATCAGATAGTTCATGAACTCCTGCACACGAGCAGCCTGAAGGTCAGTCTGGGGCGTGCCCATACCCATGACCATCGTCTTAACAGGCCCGCCAGAAGGCAACATCTCTTTGTAAGCTTGTGCTTGGAACTGCGTGACAGACTCAGCCAAGAGGGGGTGAATGACGCCAGAAGCCCCGTCAAAGGGTTCTGTGCGATCTTCAAACTTCATACCTAAGAACTTCAAGCCCTCGGTGTACTGATCAATCCACTCTTTGCGCGATGACTTATCGTCATCAATATCACCCATCAAGTCAGAGTAGATTCGGCCTAGATCCGCTTGATCAATAACCTCTGCAAGGTTGGCGTCAAACGCAAGAGGAGCCTCCATGTCAAGATCGCCTTCACCAAAGACCATGGTGCCATCGTCCATCATCATGGCATCTTCATCGTCCATGTCATCAAACATCAGGTCTTCATCAGAGCCCTCAGAAAGCTGAATCTCTTTTGAACTGTTTTCGATATCAAGTTCATCGATATCAACGTCATCTACACCGCGCTCTATAGCCATGGCTCGCCCTTTCTGAGTTCGTCTCAGTCTTTGTCTGCGTACAGATTATCGAAGATACGGTTCACATCTAGCGTGTAATCCAAGTCCGACTTGCTGTAATGAATATGCTGTGACGGCCTAAAATCAGGGGCGCCATCACCAGTCTCAAACCACGCAGGATGCGTCACCCTCACCCTGTTGTTTGGCAAAGCTACTATATTCCCAGTCCACTCGCCAGCATCAAGTAACTCCATCACATGCGATTGCTTGTGCTGTGCAGGATCATCAGCGATCTCATTCTCAGCATAATCCACAGTGAACAAGTACTTCGCGGGGTACATTTCCCCACCAATCTTGGCCATCCAGGGGCACGGCGTTGCGCGATCTAAAACGTATACAGCATGAGTGTGAGAAGAACAGTCCCAAGGCTGGGCATCATGTACCGCCATAGGGACTGGCCACTCCTCAAACGGCGTATCCGCGACCAAAGCGGTGATTGGCATTCTTGCCCACATGGCTCCACCATGAACATTCGGTTCGTCCTCATCATCGTCAGTTTCACACCCAGTGAAAATGACCTGAAAACTGAGGCATCTCGTAGGCATCGTAGTTACAGCAATAACCATCGCGTGTAAAAACTCGCCATGGTATTTCTCGTGATTGTGTGTGTATTCCCGTCTCACCCACGCTTTGAAGTGTGGGATGTTGCTTTGTAAGTATGGCAATTAAAAAATGTCCTTAGCATAGTCTATTGCCCGTTCAACAAAGCCTGGCGGTTCTTTTGGTTTCGCCGCAGGGGTTGGAAGCCTGACCCCAAGTTCCTTTTGTTTTTCAGGCGTTAAATAACCTCTGATATCGTCTTGTAGCCTTCTAAGATTTAACATCGTAAGAGGGCGCCTGTCTCCTCCAAAAGACTCTTTTAACTTTCTTTCTTTAGGAGTGTTTGGATAAGCAGCGTCAAATGCGTCTAAATAATAGTGACTTTCATTAATAAAAGAATACAGTCTAGCACGTTCTTTATTCAGCCTTCTGTACTCAGCACGACCTTCCGAAGAATCTTGATCAACACCTTCCATTTCAAGCTCTAATTCTTTAAGCCTGTCTTCAAACAATGGAAGGCTTTGTGCCCTATGAAACAACTCATGATTTACTGTCTTTGATAGATCGTCTAAACCGCCAAACCCACCATACCCTTCGTATTCTTTGCCGCTATAAAGCTTACCGCCTTCATCCCTTAGCTTTCGGTCTGTGGATTGAAAGTACCTGATCTCATCAGGCTTGGGGTAAGAACCTTGGTAAAAATCAAAGCCAAGCGTCCTTCTTGCGTCTCTAGCAAGACCCTCCTCAGTAGCTGTCGGAGGAGCATAATGACCCAAAGCATTGGACATCCTTTGCCGCTGGTTGCGAGAAGGCATCCCCATCGGCCTGATAACAGCGCGTCGGCCTTGTGACCCTTCCTGATCACCTTGGCCTTGCATGCCTAGGTAAGACATTAAGCCATAAAGGCCACCATAGCGGAGGTCTTCGGGAAGACGGGTCTGAATCTCATCCTCAAACTCAATGTCAGCCATCTGCTCAGATGCCGCACGAGCTTCCTCAGACAAGGCATCCCGCAGAAGGTCTTCTATCCCCACTTGGCTTCCCACTTGGTGCTCTTAGCGCGCTTATTGGCCATGCCGCCTTTGGCTCTCTTGATAGGAGAATTGGATGGCTTGATGCCACGCTTCTCCATCTCCGCACGACCAACACGGGTCATCAACTCGTTTATGCCTGCCGTAGCCGTACCAACACCAGTCGCGCCCGCAACAACACGGTTGCGAGTCTTCTTCGCTGAAGTCGCTGCACGCTCACGATCAGCAATCGACGGGCCTTTCTGATCCCGCATGTACTTCGGCGTGGGCTGGTTCTTAGATGCCTCTTGCGCTTTCTTAACGGCAGTCTTGCCATACTTCTTGATCGCAGCCTCAACGCCTTTCTTAGCGATGAGGGCGATGATCGGGAATAACGGAGCAGCCATTACTTCATCGCCTTGCCGTAACCGCGCTTAGCTGCGCCTACCCCTCTGGGTTTGGACTGCTTACGCACAGAGCCACCTTTGGCATAACCTTTTTTCATCATACCGCCACTAGATCTCTTCACGACTCTAGAAACTTTTCTAGGGTCATTAGTTTTAATGTCGGTATTGAACTCACCCTCATCTCTAAAGGTGAAAGTAGACTTGCCTGCATTTCTTGCTCTGCTAAAAGCTTTTTCAAAAGCAGCATCTCTTTCAGCTTTAGCGTCTGCTTTCTTTTGGGCATTGGTCTTGCTAGGCCTTCTTCCGGTCCTAGCCTCCTTGCGATCAGCTTGAGAGCCTTCCTTTCCTTTTGGAAGCTTGTCTAGGTTGCTAAGGGTAACCCCTGCAGCTAACCCTTTAGCGGCTCCAGACAACTGATCTCTTTTGCCTTGAATCTTAATTACCGCCGGCCCCATTAAATGAGTCGTTGTCTTGCCATCTTTAGACTGAATGCGGCCTCGAGATTGTTCGCCAGTTTTTGTTTTAGCGTCCTTAAAATTAGTTCCAGTTGAACTTTTAACTTTATCTACAGCTTTCTCGCCAAACTTTTTGATGGCCTTCTTAACGCCTTCTTTGGCAATAAAGGCGGCTATTACCGCAGGAATCGCCATTAGCGTCTCGTGGCCTTGCCGTAACCGCGAAGAGCAGCACCTACACCGCGTGGCTTAGTAGGCTTGCGTGAAGTCGCTCCACCCTTGGCCATACCCTTCTTCTTCATGGCACCACCCTTGGCCATGCCCTTGGACTTCATCATGCCGCCAGCTTTCTTCTTAACGACACCTTTGCCGATTAAGACATCTTTCTGTGTGACCTTACCGTCACCACTGAGATCAGGGAATCCACCCTTCTTCATGCCCATAGCCTTACGCCCACCACGAGCGCCGCCCTTGGATGCCATCTTAGATTTCATCATGCCGCCTCCCATTTTCTTGACCGGCTCTTTCTTCTTGGGGCGAGACTTACCAGGCAAGAAGTCAATCGCGCCACGGGCGCCACCAAACTTACCGTCAGACCCCAACAATAATCTGCGAATACCGCCAACCTTCTTCGTTTCAGAATTCTTCGTTTCAGAATTCTTCGTTTCAGACTTCTTGGCAGAAGATGCCGCAGAAGAAGTTTTACGCGGAGTTTTGCCTTCAACGCGATTATACGCTTGAGTGAGTGTCTCACCCTTCTTCCGGCCAAGCTCTTCCTTAGTAATCGCTAACTTCTTCTTGCCATCAGCGCCCGTGTAAAATCTAGAACCTGCTCTCTTTGCCGCAGCAACAGACTTGTACTTCTTCCATTCTGGGCCGCTTGATGCAGGTGTGGATTTGGCGGCCTGCGCTTTAGGAGCAGGGGTCTTGGAAGCAGGCTTCGTCTTGGCGGGAGGGTTTGCAGAAGAACGCAAAACACCCGTACTTGCCTTGGCAGAATCTTGTTGAGCCAAACGCTCTCGACGCTTCATGTCGGCAATCGCTTTCTTTTCGTCAGCATTTAAAGCCCTGCCACTAACAGACGCAGCTTGACGATCAATCTTTGCTTGCTCACGAGCACGAACACGCTCTTTGCGAGCCTCTTCATTACTTGCTATCTGCCGTTCTTTTTCTCTCCTGAGTCGAGCAGCACGTCTCTTGCCTTCAGCTTCGCGCTGCTTGAGAGTCTCCATTCCCTTGCGTCTTCGGTTTACTTTACCTTGAATATCGTCCTTGCTCTCGGATCGGGGCATGTCGCCACTGAGGTATGTGCCAATCGTGCCGAATAAACCCTTCTCCTCAAGAGTGTCAGAAGCAATTTGCTGACGAGTCCGATCATCGTACTTCGTTTTTGCCATAGCTGGCTCCTAATAATATGCGCGCTGTCGCCGGTATACTTCCTCTTCATCCTCGTCAGAATAAAGATTAATGAAGTTGCCTTGACGGAATCTTAATATCGCCTGCGTCGTAGTGTCCACATAATCATCGTGCGGTGCAAACGGAAATGCAGCACACTCCTCAATCACCTCGTCCGCAAATACACGGTCAGGCGCCCATACCATACCAGCCTCAAACACAGGGCTAACAGCGTGTACACGCGACATCTTGTCATTACCCCTAGATGGCCGGTAATTCACCACAGGGATGCCCATAGCCCTCAACTCGTGCGTCAACGGCGTGCCACTCGCCTGAGCCTCAATCAAAACCATATCCGGCTGGTATTCCGAATACTGCTCCTGGGCAATCGCCTTCAACTCAGGGAAATCCCACCGACCCTTCTGAGCATCCAACAACACAATCGCGTCACCACCGCCCTCAGTCGGCTGAAATACACCCCAAGTCGTGATCGCACTGTAGTCAGCCGTCTCCTTCTTGGAAAACGCCGTGTCATAACTCTGAATCACATAGTGACAGTTAGGCGGCTCGTCATGCTCCCACAACTGCCACCAATCTCGCTTGATAATCGCACCCTCTTCCGACGTAGGGTTCTGCTGGTACTGGGCATTCCACTTAGATACAGGAATCGACGCCTTTACAGACTCCAATTCCTCCTTCTTCCAGAACTCAGGCCACAAAACATTGCCCGAATCCTCGAAAATGGCCGGTAACTCAACCACCTCCCACTGATCCGAGTGACTCTCCGTCTGCCGATTCAA